GATGGCGGCCCTGCAGCAGCCCCAGGCGGCGGAGTGACGGCCATGCAGGATATGCGCTCCATCATCGGCCAAGTGCGGGAAAACCCGACCCTCATCGACCAGTACGGTTATCTCTCGACCGCCGAATGGCTGATCCTCTGCCTTGGCGTCGGAACCAAGGAGAGCATCGCCAAGCTGGGGCGTTACCCCACCATCGCCGAGGCGTGGCAGCGCATAGGCTATAAAGGGCAGACGATCGTCACCGAAATCTGGCAGGAGGGGTGACAGTCATGTTGACCGCCCATCAATCGCGCACGCTCAACTATCTGGTCGGCTATCAGGCGCAGCATGGCTACGCGCCGTCCTACGACGAAATCAAGGCTCACCTCGGCATCCGGTCGAAATCCGGCGTCACCCGAGTGATCGTGGAACTTGAGGATCGCAAGTTCATTCGGCATGTGGCCGGTCGGCGGCGCTCGATCGAGATCTTGCGCGTGCCCGATGATGTCGCCGGCCAATATGCCAGCGTCATCGCCGCAGCACGGCGCCTGCTCGACAGCCTCATCAGCGAGAACCCCGCCACCGGCATCGCCATCGTCAAGGCCGATGCTCTGGGCGATCTCGACGTTGCCCTGGGTGAACTCGACGCCGTCAACCAGGAAAGGGCGGCGTGATGCTGCTGACCGAGAAGGAAGCCAGGCAGCAGACATGCCCGGTCATGCGCTATTGCATCAACGATGTGAACGTCATCCAAGATGGTCAGGGGGCGATCTACGTCCATCAGAGCTGCACGGCCAGCGATTGCAAGATGGCATGGCGATGGGAGGGCGGCGACTTCGCCGAGGTCGGGGAAAATCGTCGTGGCTATTGCGGCCTCGCCGGGAGGCCCGAATGAAGGCCATCAGCCTCTGGCAGCCCTATGCCTCGCTCATTGCCGTCGGCGTGACGTCGCACGAGACGCGATCCTGGGCGCCGCCGGCTTCGGCTATCGGTCAGCGCATTGCCATCCATGCGGCCAAACGCCGGCCGCCCGCAATCGAATTGTCCCATTTGCGTATGGCGACGGAACGCTACGTCATCGACGGCGGGGCCGCTAAGGCCCTGGATGTCGTCGAAGCCGCCTGGGATGACAAGCTCCCGCTCGGCGCCATCATCTGCACTGGCGTTTTGTCGGCCGCCTATCAATGCGGAGTACTTGGCGCCGACGGCCAGGTCCAGGTGATCAGATCAATCACGCGCGGCGACAGCCCGGTGCTCATCCAGTCCGACCCCTTCGGCGATTTCTCTCCCGGCCGCTGGGCATGGCTGCTCGAAGACGTCGAGCCGCTCGCCGTGCCAGTGCCGACCGTCGGTCGTCAAGGCTGGTGGACCTGGGAACCCACCTTTTCCCCGCCGCCTCTGCGGCATATCCCCGCACCGGGCGGCATCCCGGCAACCGCACAGGAGTGAATTGAGCATGCACACCAATCTCGCAGAGAAGATCCACGAGCTGGCGCTGCCGGCGATCGGCGAAGCGTTCGGAGGTGGCTATCTGGCCGCGCTGATGCCGGCGCCGGAAGGCCACCAGTTCGCGCTGATCGTCGCACCCAAGGCCGAAGGCGATAAGGACGATCTCGAATGGAAGGACGAATGGTCGAAAACCGAGGGCACGTCTTCTGCGATCGACGGGCTGGCGAACAGCAACGCTATGAATAACGACGAGCATCCGGCGGCGCAATTCTGCCGTGGGCTTCAGATCGGCGGCCATTCCGACTGGTATCTGCCGGCCTCTGCCGAGCAGGCGGCGATCTGGGCCAATCTCGGCCCCAACCACACGCCCGTGGCGGCGTTCCAGAAGGGCGCGCCGGAAGCCTATGACCTGGCTTGGTACTGGTCTTCGACCGAGTTCGACTCCGGCTACGCCTGGCTCCAGTACTTCGGCGTCGGCTACCTGGGCGGCGGCGGCGAGGGCTACCAGGGCCGGGTCCGGGCGGTCCGCAAAGTCTTGATTTAACTCTTTAACTATTTCCCTGCCGCTTCGGCGGCAGGGGGATGCTCTCGACGAGGTTTTGAATGGCCAAGGCCACTGATCTTCCGATTTACCGCGAGGCTTACGATCTGCTGGTGCTGCTGTCGAAGCTCACCCAGCAGTTCCCGCGCGGCTATCGGCAGGGACTGGCCAGGGACATTTTCGCGGAGGCGCAGGAGGTGGTGAAGCATGTCTTCCGGGCCAACTGCACCACCAACAAAGTCCCGATCCTTGAACAGTTGCGCGAGCACCTGGAGACGTTGCGGCTCATGCTTCGGCTCTCGAAGGATCTTGGTCTGATCTCGGCGGGGCACTTTGGCGCCACGGTGGTGCTGACTGATTCTGTCGGCAAGCAAATGTCAGGCTGGCTGAATTATGCGAGAGGGCGTGCCTGATGCTTGAAGGTCAAGGCCTTCCGGCCTGTGCATATCATTTGGTCGGGGTAGCGGCCCCTGTGGTCGCTCCAGGCGCTTTCAGGATACGGCGGCTCTCTGCTCCCCGCACGTCCTTGCGCAGTTTGGCTGGCGTCGATGCCTCGGGCAATCGCCGGCCCGACGTGTCAACCCCCGATGTCACCGAGTACGACTCCGACTACGCCTGGAACCAGAACTTCGACGACGGCAACCTGGACAACGACGACAAGGACAACCAGAACCGGGTCCGGGCGGTCCGCAAATGAATAATCCGCATCGCACCGACATCACCGTGGCCCAACTCTTCGAGGCCTATTACGACTGCCGGAGGAGGAAGCGCAACACGGCAGCCGCCCGCGCCTTCGAGGTCCATCTCGAAGACAATCTAATGGATCTCTATGAGGAGCTGCGCGCTGGCACCTGGGAGCCATCTCCCGCCTCGGTCTTCGTGGTCAAACACCCGAAGCCGCGCGAGGTCTGGGCGGCTGATTTCCGCGATAGGATCGTTCACCACATGGTCTATCTGGCCATCGGTTCGACCTTCGAGCGTGCCTTCATCGCCGACTGCTGCGCCAGCATCAAGGGCCGGGGCACACTCTATGCCGCCACCCGGCTGCACGATCACCTGCGCAGCGCCACCGAGAACTGGACGAAGCCGCCCTTCTATCTGAAAGCCGACATCGCCAGCTTTTTCGGCTCGATCCGGCATGACGCACTGTTCGCGCTCCTGGCGCGCCGAGTGCGCGACGACACCATGCTGGATCTATGCCGCAAGCTGGTGTTCCAGGATATCCGCAAGGGCGCCATCGTGCGCAGTCCCCCGCAGGATCTGGCGCTGGTGCCGCCCTACAAGAGCCTGTTCCATGCGGCGCCCGGCGTGGGGTTGCCGATCGGCAACCTGTCGAGCCAGTTCTTTGCCAACGTGCTTCTCGATCCCATGGATCAGATGGTCAAGCGCGTCCTCGGCATGCGGCATTACGTCCGCTATGTCGACGATCTGGTGATCATCCATTCCGATCCGAAGGTGCTGCTGAAGGCGGCCGATGCCATCCGCCAGCATCTGGCCGGCATCGGCCTGCAGCTTGCCGAGAGCAAGACTTCCGTGGCGCCGGCGCACAAGGGCATCGATTTCGTCGGCCACGTCCTGCGTCCCTATCGGCGAACCGGCCGGCCAAAGACCCACCGCCATGCCATCCGACATCTGCTCGAGGTGCCGATCGCCGACGCGGCCATGTGCTGCAACAGCTATCTCGGCCTGTATCGGCATGTCGGCAGCCGGGCCCAGATCATCGAGATCTGCCGGGCAGGCAGGCTCCGAGGCCTGCAGTTCGACCGGAACCTCACGAAAGTCACCCGACAGATAAAGGTGCAGAAATGAAGGTGATTTGCCCTTACTGCGGCGCCGATGCTGAACTCGTCGGCGGCGACGTGATATATCCCCGCCGCCCCGATCTGGCGTCTCGCCGGTTTTGGCGGTGCGCCCCATGCGATGCGTGGGTTGGCACGCACATTCACAGCCGCGATGCGGTCCCGCTCGGGCGGCTGGCCAACGCCGAACTCCGCATCGCCAAGCGGGAGGCGCATGCGGTCTTTGACCCGCTGTGGCAGGCGAAATCGCGCCGCGACGGCTGCTCGAAAAAGCAAGCCAGAACCGCCGCCTATAAGTGGCTGTCTGAGCAACTCGGCATTTCCCGCCGGCAAACCCACATCGGCATGTTCGATATCGAACTGTGCCGCCGCGTCATCGAGGTCTGCACCCCTCATCTTCAACGGAGGACCGCATGACGGTATTTCGCTCGCGCGGAAAGTCGGCGCGCACCGAGCCGGTGCGTATCACCAAGGCCCTGCGGTGGCAGCTTGAGGCAGCGCGCCAGAAAAGCGGCCGGTCTCTCGGCGACGAGATCGAGGTTCGGCTGCGATCGGCGCTCCGCTTCAAAGAGGCTGCCGGCGGCATGCTGCTGCTCCATCTCGACGACGGGCTGCTGGCGCACCTCGAGGCCGCCCATGCGGCCCACCTGAACCTTGCCGGCGATCTCGAAGATGCCGCGATCTTCATCATCCGCGGTTACCTCTGGGAGCAAATGCGGACGGACTTCTATCTGGAGAAGGTCATCCCGTTGCTGCGGGAACCCTACCGATCGGGCGGCATGGAGATGCCGGTCTACCAGCACAGAATGAGGGAGTTGGGGAAAAATGGCTGAAACGAAGATCGAGTGGGCTGACCAGACCTGGACGCCCATCGTCGGCTGCGATGCCGTCTCTCCTGCCTGCGCATTCTGTTATGCCGCCTTGATGGCTGCCCGCCTTGAGGCCATGGGCATGGAGAAATATGCCGGGCTGGCGACGCGCCACGGCAACGTTGGAAAATGGACCGGGAAGGTCACCGTCTGGGAGCCAGAAATCGAGCGCCCGCTGTCGGTCAAGAAGC